TTACGACTACGTAGTAGTTTGCGATACAACAAACAACACACCAGAGCGTATTGCACGTAACGAGTTGTATGTTGATATTGCTATTGAACCAGTTAAGGATGTCGAATTTATCTACATTCCAATCCGCTTAAAGAACCCAGGCGATATTGGTAGATTAGGCAGTTAAATAAACTAGGTATATAATGGGGTAGGCAACTGCTCCATTAACCTAACAAAATACAGGTAAATACTTGTAACAGGAGAAACAAAAATGGCAACAGCATCATTGAGCAAATTCACAGTACCAGTAGGAGACGATGCTGGCGGTTTGTTAATGCCTAAGTTAAAGTACCGCTTTCGTGTTACTTTTGATAACTTTGGTGTTTCAACCGACAGTAAAAAAGTTGAGTTAACTAAGCAAGTAGTTGATATCAAGCGTCCTAGTGTTAACTTTAACCCTATTACTATTGATGTTTATAACAGCAAAGTATACCTACAAGGTAAACCAGAATGGCAAGAAACAACTATCAACCTACGCGATGACGCAGGTGGTAATGTTGCTAGAATGGTTGGAGAACAAATTCAGAAACAGTTTGACTTTATGGAACAGGCTAGTGCCGCAAGTGGAATTGATTATAAATTTTTATTAAGATACGAAGTTCTAGACGGTGGTAACGGAGCAAGCACACCAAACGTTTTAGAAACATGGGAATTAATAGGTTGTATGATCAGTCAAGTTGATTACGGCGACATGGCTTATAGTTCAAATGATCCAGTTCAAATTGCATTAACACTTAGATTTGATAATGCGATTCAAACTCCATCTGGAGTTGGTATTGGGACTTATGTTGGTCGTCAAATCGGCGGTATTAGTGGTGCTAGATCAATTACTGGTTAACATCCAGACGAAACTTTAGATATACAAGCCCGGATAAAACCGGGCTTTTTTATTCTCATAAATATATTAAACGGACCGTATCTTAGCATGGCAAACATTAACAAGTTTCTTAAACAATTAGGCAAGGGCGATAGTGTTAAAGACTATCAACATGCCGCTAGAATCTTCATTGATGACAACTATCGATTAAGTCCTAAGTATGGTTTCTTATTTCATGTTGCGTTTGACCTAAACAGTGAGATTACCAGAGTACCTCGTGACAACATGCTTGAAATGGGCATGATTGTTAAGACAGCCAACTTACCAAAGTTTTCAGTTGATAATAAAGTTCTTAATGCATATAATCGTGTAAACGTGGTGCAAAATAAGATTAAGTACGATCAAATTCAAATTACATTTCACGATGACAGTGCCGACCTTATTCGTGACTTCTGGTATGATTACTACAGTTACTACTATAGAGACAGCGACTATCAAGAAACAGTCTATGCCGCACCACACAAGTATGATGTTAGACAACAGCAGTCCTGGGGTTATCAACCTAGACAGTATCCTAGAAATCAAAACACGCAACAATACATTCGTGCTATTAGAATTTATAGCTTGCACCAAAAGCGTTTCAGCGAGTATACATTAATTAATCCTGTTATTACAGCATTCCGTCACGGTGATCATCAAAACGGAGTCAGCGAACTCATGCAACACGAAATGACCATACAATACGAAACAGTTAAGTATCGTTATGGATATGTAAGTAAAAACACAGTCAGTGGATTTGCTGACTTGCATTATGATCACACTCCAAGTCCGTTAACTCCTGCCGGTGGTGGCACAAGAAGTATTCTTGGTCCAGGCGGATTGTTATCTAGCATTGACGAAGTTACCAATGATCTAGCAGAAGGCAATTTATTGGCAGCGGCATTCAAAGGATTCCGTGCGTTTGAGAACTCAAGGGGCATGAACTTACGGGCAGTTGCTGGCGCCGAGCTAGCAGGCATTGGCATGAACATTCTTCGTGGCGGTAACCCCATGGCTGGCATTAGTGTACCAACTCTAAGTAACTTAGGTGGCGGCTTTGCTGGTAATAGACCAGGACCTGGTCAATATGGAAATAGTCTATTAACTGGCCTAATTGGCGGTGGCGTTGCATTGGCCAGTCGCGGATTGGGCGGAATAACACCATCATCAAAATCAGCAACAGGTGTAATACGCACCAATGGTGAAAATGTTGACCTTTCACAGCAGGAACAAAGCAATTATAATCCAAGATTACCAAGTAAGTCAGTTAGTCATAGTGTCGACAATGGCGATGGTACGGTTACAACATATTACAACGATGGATCAAATACATTAGAAGATGATACAGGGGCTATTATAGGAATGACCCCAGCACCAGCTTCCCCTCCGGCTGGAGCAGAAGTGTTTGATGATGGAAGTTATATTCAAACATTTGATGACGGAAGTCAGCTAATTGTTGATGCCACAGGAAATATAACAGAAGTACCTGCACAGGATCCGGTACCTCCAATGGTATACGAATCAAATGAAATAGAGTTAAGCTCAACCGATTGGGGAGAAGAGTATCCATCATACCAGTCTGACCCAGTCGAGGACGATGGATCTTGGTGGTAACACAAGAGGTAATTATGGAATCTACAAATTTATCTAGTATTAATCTTAATACAATCAACGACACCAACAAGTATTTTAATAACTTTTTTAATCAAACAATTGACATCAGTCCTGCACAAGATGATGCTATTGTTTCTTATTTTCAGACTATCACTGATAATAGAGAAAGTGCAGTTGCATTAGCCAGTGCGGTAATATATACTAGTAAACAGCAACTAACTGATCCAATGCAAATACTTGACGAGTTTAAAAAATTAGACAAAGGTCAACTTAATTCTTATTTGTGTATGTTTTTAAATTTAAACAGAGTAGGAACAAGTCTGTTAGGGATTAACACACAACCAGCAAAAAGCAAATATGTTCAACGCAGTATCAGACTATGAGTAAATATGCCCAAGGCAAATATCAAATATTAAATCCAGAAAAGTATGTAGGTAACAAAGAACCAACTTACCGATCAGGGTGGGAACATACATTTATGCGATTTTGCGACAACAACCCAAATGTAATTCAGTGGGCCAGCGAAGCCATACACATCAATTATCGTAATCCGTTTACAAATAAAAATACAATCTATGTACCGGATTTCTTAATTGTTTATGTGGACTCCAGCGGAAAAAAACATGCAGAAGTCATCGAAGTTAAGCCAAAAAAAGAAACTAGCTTACAAGAAGCAGGTCGTAGCACACGAGCTCAAGCGGCCGCAATATTAAATTCGTGTAAATGGCAAGCAGCCAAAGCCTGGTGTAAAAGTCAGGGATTATCTTTTAGAGTAGTAACCGAAGATCAAATTTTCCATAACGGAAAAAACTAACTAAGTACTTAGTCTTTCAATAACATTTTAACTAATTCACAATGATTAAACTTGATCATACCACTATGGTAAAAAACCCTGCCCTGGGTTGGTACGAGCTTGACGGAAAAGTATTTTGGTCCAAAGCAGAAGCATTAATGGAAGCAACCAAATTGGGATTGTCTTTAGATAAGTTGCATTGGAATTTTAATGACAACGTATTTGGAAAATTTAATTGGCATAATGAACCACCGGGGGATATAAGATTATATTATTGGCAACGAGCCAGGCAACTTAGAGAAAAATATGATTATCTCATACTTAATTTAAGTGGAGGGTCCGACAGCGTAACAGTACTTTATAGTTTTATACAACAGGGATTACACCTTGATGAGGTTGTTGTTAGATATCCCAAAGCTGGCACGAACAAATACCAAGCTGATAATAAAAATCACGATGCCAGTAACGAATTTAGTGAATTTGAATTTGCAGCCAAACCTATTTTGAAATGGTTAGCAGATGTAAGTCCAAACACTAAAATAACTATACACGATTTCAGTAAAGACGTAATTGATGATAATATCATATGGGACGAGAATTTCATACATTGGACAGGCGATTTTGTTACACCTGGTTGTATTGTTAGGTTTAATAATTTATCAAACATTGATAATTTAAGAAATTTCGACAAAGGAAAAAATATTGGTATAATTTTTGGTGTCGATAAACCACGTGTACAAGTTGAAAACGGAAACGTTTATCTAAAGTTTGTTGATCGTCCGGTGCATGCGGCATTACCATCTACTGTTACTAGTGGATATACTAACACCACAGTTGAATTGTTTTTTTGGAGCCCTGAATTACCGGAACTTGTTGCAAAACAATGTCATCTAATAAAAAAATGGTTTGAGTTGGAACAAAACAAAAGATTACAATTTATGTTAAAACAATCTTGGCAATTAAGTGCTATAAATAGAACAACCTACGAAGCGTGTATTAAAGGAACAATATACCCTGATTACGATCTTGAAACTTTCCAATGTAATAAGCCAGTTAAATCAATGTTTCAAGAATGGGACTACTGGTTAAACGATTTTAAAAACTCTGCAGGCTATAAAACTTTTATGCGTGGTATGATTCATTTGTATCAAAATATTAATACAGATTTTTTAAATATAAATGCAGTAAGTAAGCAGATTGGTGCAGACTTAACTGCATCAAATTGGGAATACCGAGTATGCGTGTCAAATTCATACTTTATAGGAAAGTTGCAATAAAAATTAATTACTGTTTGTGCTGTACGTATTAATTTGTATTAAATGAATAAAAAGGACCTCCGGGTCCTTTTTTGTCTTAAATACAATATGACTAAAAAACTTGAAGAACTGTTTAACTTACCTACTGACGGAACTACTCCTGAAGAAGCACAGCATACCATTGAAGAAAATCGTGCTATTATCGCTGAAGTAGATCAAGCAATAGACAAAATTGATGCGGCACTACCCGGAGTTAGGGATTTAGATACCGCTGATAGTGAGCTAGATGAACTAGCACAGTTAGCTAAAAGCAAAGCCGAAGATCTAATCGACTTGGGTATGAATGTTGATCCACGTTTTGCAGGTGTTATATTACAAACAGCCAGCACATTACTGGGACACAGTATAACAGCTAAAACTGCTAAAATGGATAAGAAGCTTAAAATGATCCAGTTACAGCTACAAAAAGCCAAACACGATCATCAAGTTGCTAAAGATTTAAACAAAGACACCGGGGAAGATGGCGCAATTGAAGGTAAGGGTGTTGTTATTGATCGCAACGAGTTACTAGCACAGATCCTGGGCAAAAAAGAAATAAAATAGTATAAATATAGTTTATAGGACCTATACAAAATATGGAAAATTTTCAGAAATATTTCTACGAATCAAACAAGTTGTTTGAGTTTCGTATCAAGATCGCTAATGTCGATCTCACACCAGAAGTTTTAGAAAACATTAAAAATGCTGTTGATGCCTACCAGGTTGAAACAATGGGCAAGCCTAAGCGTTTGCCTATTCAAGAGCATAAAGAATTTGGCAAACTAGGGCCATGCGAGTGCCATATTATTGACGTGGCAGTTAAGTACCCTACTATTGTTGAGCAAATTCGTCAATTGGTTATTAGCCGTGCTCAAATCAACGCTGATTGTGTGTGCGTATATACTAAAGATCAAGCCGCACAAATGGAAGCTGTGCAACAGCGTATTGATGGACAAGGTCCTGTGCTAGAAACACCAGAACTAGAAGCAGAAGCTGGTGCACAAGAATTAGTCGGCGAAAAGCGTAATATCAGCTTGCTAAAAGAATTAGAAACACGCAAATACGAAGTTGAAGGTTCAGAAAAAGCTGACGGAAAGTCAACTAACGACCTACCACAAGGTACAACAAGCCCTGTGGGATCTACAAAGAATACAATACCAACACCACCAAAGGGATCTGTAAGATGAACAGCAACAACATTTATAGCATCTTAGGCAAGCTAGAGAGCCTAACACCTAAGCAAGAAGAACAACAGCCTGCACAAACAGTTTATGAAAGTGTTGAAGCTAAAGGTAGCATCCTAGAAGGTGTTGCTAAAATTGAACAAAAATTGGCCGAACAATTTGCTAGCATGAAAGAAGGTGAAGTAGAAAAGACCAAGCAAGGTATCAAGCACAAAGGTAGCTACGGTACAGAATACCAAGGCGATGCTGATGACGAGGAAGAAGAACAAAAGAAAGCTGATGCAGGCACACGCGGTCGTGGTCGTCCTCGCAAGCATGCCAAGAAAGAAAAAGTAGCAGGTCGTGGTCGTGGTCGTCCAGCAAAAGAGAAAGAGCCGTTTAGTGGCGACGCAGGAAAATCTCTACAGGACCTTCTTGTTGGTAAAGCACCTAAGAGCAAAACCAAAGGCACAGTAATTAAAGGTCGTGCAATGAGTCACGATGA